CTCCGAAGCTGAAGCGCAAAATGAAATGAACCGTATCGCCGGTTTGTTTCAGAAGCGTGAACCTGCTCCGCCGGCTGAAATCAGGGAAGAAAAAAAGTCTTAATTTTTTTTGTCCAAAATAAAAACGTCAGGTAATGCCTGATAACAAAACAAGGAACAACACTATGCCGTTCATAAAGTACGAAGAACACCGTTTCAGTTCAGGAACGAAAAAGATCATCGAGAAGGCTAATGAAATTATCCGCGAATACAGCGCGCAGGGATTCGAGCTTACGCTTCGGCAGCTTTACTACCAATTCGTTTCACGCGACTTACTGGCGAATAACCAAAAAGAATATAAGCGTTTGGGATCAGTCATCAACGACGCGCGCATGGCCGGCTTGATTGATTGGAATGCAATAGTTGACCGGACTCGCAATCTTAATGCGCTTTCGCATTGGGATTCTGTTGCTGAAATAGTTTCAGGTTGCGCTTTGCAGTATCGCGAAGATTTGTGGAAGGATCAACCTCATCGCATCGAAGTTTGGATCGAGAAAGACGCGCTTGTCGGAGTCATTGAAGGCGTATGCAACGAACATGATGTTCCATTTTTTTCATGTCGTGGTTATACGTCGCAGTCTGAAATGTGGGCTGCTGCAATGCGGTTAGACGGTTATAAAGAATCCGGCCAAGAGCCGGTTATCATTCACTTGGGCGACCATGATCCATCGGGAAAAGATATGACGCGAGATATCGGGGCTCGGTTTGATACGTTCATGGGCGGTCTTAATGTGATGCGCGTTGCTCTTAACATTGATCAGATAAAAAAATATGCGCCGCCGCCTAACCCATGCAAGTTGACTGACGTGCGCGCAAAAGCGTATATGCGCGAATTTGGCAGTAAATCTTGGGAGCTTGACGCTCTTAATCCGCCTGTAATTGCAGCTTTAATCAAAAAAACAATCCTTTCTCTGCGCGACAAGAAATTGTGGGATGCAGCCGTGATTGCCCAAAATGAGGGCCGCGAAAAATTGAATGAAATTGCGAACAACCTTTAAGGCGGTCTTATGGAAAGCATCGACTTCGAAGGTTTGGCGCGCGACCTTTTATCACGCGCGCGTGAACTGCTTCCGACTTGGCTTCCGGGTGGACGTTTAATCGGAAAAGAATTTTCATGCGGATCGTTGCGCGGTGAGTCCGGCGACAGTCTTAAAGTGAATATCAATACCGGTATGTGGGCCGACTTCGCAGGAAACGAAAAAGGCGGTGATCTAATAAGTTTGTACGCTGCAATTGAGAAAATTACTCAAGTTGAAGCCGCGCGCAAGCTGTCGGATCAGACCGGATTCAAGCCGCCTGTCGCGCGCGGACATGTCGCGAAGCCTGCCGAAGCTCCGGAGCAGGCATATTATCCGCCGGCCGGAACTGAAGTTCCGGATGCGCTGCAAAGATTCGAACATTTCAGGCATGGTAAACCGAAGCACGTTTGGTTTTACCGGAGCGCTGAAGGCAATCTTCTTTTCTGCGTCGCGCGGTATGACACTCCGGACGGCAAGCAGATCATTCCGTGGTCTTGGGATAAGTTTGGAAGATGGATCGGAAAAGGTCTTCCTGCTCCGCGTCCGCTTTACAATCTCGATTACCTTCGGATAAGGCCGAACGCTCCGGTTTTGATCGTTGAAGGCGAGAAGACAGCACAAGCAGCTATTAAGATTGCCGGCAAGGTTTACGTTGTGATAACGTGGCCCAATGGCTCAAAAGCTGTCGATAAAGCTGATTGGAAGCCTATTTACGGCCGCAAAGTTCTCATTTGGCCTGACGCCGACGAACCCGGCATGGCCGCTGCAAAGCAAATTGCAGGCATTTTAAGCGCGCATTGTCCTGAAATAAAGATCATCAACACCACCGGCGACTATCCTGTCGTCGGTTGGGATGCCGATGACGCGCTTAATGATGGAATGAATTGGGAAACGTTTAAGGCGTGGGCGAAGCCGCTTGCGCAGTTATTCGAAAAGCCTGCTGCTATTGCTGAGCTCGTCGAATCAACTCCGGAGAAGGATAGCGTAGAGCTGAATATCAATATGCCTGATCCTGAAGACTCCGGTGAAATATCGGGGTCAATGTGGTCAATGTGGGAAAAGCTCGGCATCCCAACCACCGCCGGCGGACAGCCAATATGCAATATCGACTCAGGGCTGCGTGTTCTCGAAGGCTTACCGGCGCTTAAAGACGTGATTTGGTACGACGAATTCCATCAACGCTATTTCACGCGATGGAACACCGGTGTGCTGCGCGAATGGTCTGACACCGACGACATTGATTTTACGCGATTCATGCAGCGAAGCTTGGGGCTTCGGAGAATGTCTGATGAATTGATCGGTAAGGTCGTCAAGTCATACGCTCATAAGCATAAGCGCAATGAACCGCATGAGTGGCTTGAGTCATTGACATGGGATGGAACACCTCGAATCCGACATTTCTTCACAAACTTCATGGGCGCGGAGCGCGATCTTTATATTGAAGAAGTTGCGAAGAACTTTTGGATTGGCATGGTCGCGCGAATTTACCGGCCCGGATGTCAGCTCGACAATATGGTGGTTTTGGAAGGCGCTCAAGGCCTGCGGAAGACGTCCGCGATGCGTTTGGTTGGCGGCGCTTGGTACGCGGAAAGCAAAGAGTCTGTTCAGGACAAGGACTTTTTTATGGTCTTGACCGGAAAATTACTCATTGAAATCGGTGAGCTTGGCAGTTTCACGCGCTCTGAAAACACGCGCATTAAGCAGGTTGTGACGTGCGCGACTGACCGTTATCGTTCGCCGTATGAGCGCCGGCCCAAAGATCATCCGCGGATGTGCGTATTCGTCGGCACGACAAACAAACGGACGTGGCTCGACGACGAAACCGGAGCGCGGCGCTTTTGGCCTGTTCACTGCGGACAGATTGACCTTGAGTTGATCGCGGAGCATCGGGCGCAGCTTTACGCGGAAGCCGTGCATCGTTTTAAGGCCGGCGAATCATGGTGGGAAGTGCCTAAAGAACTGGCATTAGCGCAGCAGGAAGACCGGCGGCAGGGCGACGCATGGGAAGACGCGATTGAAGAATATCTGAAGTTTAAATACGAAGTTCAGGTGCGTGAAATCGCGTGGGAATGCTTGCGCATCGAAATTGCGAAATTAGACAAATCAACCCAAATGCGCATCGCGAATTCGCTTACCGCCTTGAATTGGGAACGCAAGACGGTTTGGCGTGAAAAGAAGTCTATGAAGGTTTGGATGAAAAAGGTTTAATAAATATGGTAAGGATGTGGAAAGTTTGTAAATCGTTTATTTCCAAGACAATACACCTATTCATTACCACCTTACCACCTTACCACTTAATAATAATATACTAAGGTTTGTTGCGTAATATGTCAGTATGTACGGTATGTAGCATATACTGATACAACCTGCAACAAAACCTGTAAAGTCTTAAAGTGGGTGGTTTGGCGGTAAGAGGTAAGAACTTAAAACTATGGAGTTTACTATAATATGAGTGATGTAATACAAAAATTGAAATGCGAAAGATGCGGCCATGAGTGGTTTCCGCGAACATCTGAAAGACCGATTCGATGCGCTTTCTGCGGTATCAAGTACTGGTGGCGTCCGGCTCGAATTGCTCAAAAATTTATACCATGCCGTGATGGACGACTTGCGGAAAACAGCGTGCGCGATATGGTCGTCGGTGAAACGCGGAAGTTTGAATACGCGCTTGACGCGACAGGTCATCCGGACGAACGCAAAAACTTGTCGATGCTGCGCTCAATAAAAGCACAAGGTGTTCGCGCGAATATGGTGTTGTTCACGCAGTCGATGGGAAGATATTTGGAAGTTTATAGGCAGGCATGATAGGATTCTCACATGGAAGACAATGAGTCAGGCGAACCATTACAGAATGAAAATGAAAATGAAACGCGTGAAGCGCGGACAAAGCGCATTCTATCTGATCCTTTGTTCATCGAAAAAATCTGCGTGCACGTCGCAAACGGTGGCGGCCTTCCTAAGTATTGCCAAGACGTTGACATTCGCTATTCCGACGCCCTTAAATTCATTGACGCAGATAAACAAAACCGCCGCGTGCCTTACGAAGCTGCGCTTAAAGACAGGAACGAATGGGAAATCGAATCAATCCTTGCCGAGCTGCGGAAGATCGCAAGCATCGACATTCGTGAAGCGTTCAACTCACAAGGCGGCCTCAAGCCAATCCAAGATATTCCACCGGACGTCGCGCGCTCAATCCAATCAATCAAGATCAGCGAGATATGGGAAATGCAAGGCGTCGGAAAAGATAAAGAGAAAGTTCAGATCGGTGAAGTTAAGGAAGTAAAGTTTTGGGATAAAATCAAATCACTTGAGCTGCTTGGAAAAAAACTCGCCATGTTTATCGAACGGCACGACCACAAAGTCGGTGTAACTCTCGAAGACTTGGTTGCAGGGGAAGGCGAAAAGGCCGGCGGATGATGATTGATGAAGGAATGCCGAAACGATCTTATCCTGACGCAGTTTATCAATGCGAACAGTGCGCATTCACCGGAAATGAAACTTATTTCACAATAAAAGTTCTGTCTGTCATTTATCGAACAAACTACAAGCAGATGCATGAATTCAGCAGCGTTAAATGTCCTAGTTGCTACAATCTAATCACAATCCTTTTCCAAGTTTTTCAAGGATGAAGACTATGCCGATATTCGATCCTGATGCAATAATCAAAGCAAAAAAGCTAAAGCACAGGACGAATAGCGAAACATGTTGGTGTAATCCCGAGCTCATGCAGCCATGCCCTGAAGAAACATGCTTAGATAAAAATAAATTCCCCGAGAATTGTTGGCGCTGCGGCGGTTCAGGACTTGTTCCCGAATATGATTTCAAAAAACCTGTATTGATTATCCATAGGGATTTATGAGCATAGCAAAACAAAATCAGCGACGAATCAGGGATTACGAAAAAGATCACACGTTTTTTGAAAAGCCGACAAGGTGCTATCAGATGCGCGGCCCTATAAACCCAAACGATCCGCGAAGATTTCAAGTCGCTCCCAATAAAAGAAAAAGCAGGGATAAAAATGAGCGATGAATTAAATCAAAACAAAGCTGAGCCGATGCGCGCTTCAGATAAAGACCTTTGCATCGTCCAGTACGGAGAAATGATTTTCCCATGCAGCGGAGCGCACGCGAGAAATATTAAAGCTAGAATCATTGACGTGATAAAAGTCACAAGATCAAGAAGGAAGTCAAAGTGAGCATTGAAGTCGCACGCGAGAAGATTGCGCTTTGGCGCCGTGATCCTCTGCGCTTTGCTGTCGATGAACTGAAGATGCAGCCGGACAAGTGGCAGGAAGAATCTCTGCGCGAGTTTGGCAATCCGGCGAATCAGCGCATGGGATGGAAAGCGTGCAAAGGGCCGGGAAAGACTGCGCTGCTTGCGGTATTGAATTGGAACTTCTTGGCTACTCGTCCGCATCCGAAGATGGCCGCGACATCAATCACCGAAGACAACTTGGCTGACTGTTTTTGGTCTGAAATGGCAAAATGGCAAGGCCGGTCAAAGTTTTTGAAAGAAGCGTTTCAATGGAACAAGACGCGCATATTTGCAAAGCATCATCCGGAAACGTGGTTCTTATCCGCGCGTACATGGTCGAAGAAAGCTGATCCGCAACAGCAGGCCGATGCGCTTGCCGGTATTCACGCGGACTACACGATGTTCACGCTCGATGAATCCGGTGGAATTCCGCAAGCCGTAATGACGACGGCTGAAGCTGCGCTTGCTGCAGGAAAAGAATGCCGCGTGCTTCAGGCCGGAAACCCTACGCACTTGGAAGGGCCGCTTTACCGCGCTTGCACGCTCGATAAACATTTATGGTGGATGCGTGAAATCACAGGCGATCCTGCTGATCCAATGCGTTCGCCGCGCGTGTCGATCAAGTGGGCGCAGGATCAAATCGACTCATACGGCAAAGATAATCCGTGGGTATTGGTCAACGTCTTCGGCCGCTTTCCGCCGTCATCGCTCAACGTTCTGCTTGGCCCGGATGAAGTGCGCGATGCGATGAAAAGACATTTGCGAATTGAAGAATATAACTGGTCGCAAAAGCGAATTGGAATTGACGTCGCTCGTTTCGGTGACGATCTTACGGTTTTGTTTCCGCGTCAAGGCCTTGCTGCGTTCCGGCCGATCCCGATGCGTCATCCGCGAAACTCTGCGGTGTCGGTTGAGATTGCATCGAAGGTCATGTTCTCAAAAAATAAATGGGGAAGCGAAATGGAATTCTTCGACGACACTGTCGGTTGGGCGCACGGCGCGATTGACGTGATGCGTGCAGCAGGCCATTCGCCGACGCCGGTTGTTTACAATAATCCGGCTGACAATCCGAGATACAAAAACAAACGCGCTGAAATGTGGTTGAAGATGGCCGATTGGGTTAAAGCCGGCGGCGCGTTACCTAACATTCCGGAGCTTGTAGCGGAACTTACTATCCCGACTTATACTTTTGTTGGCGGCCAGTTTGTCATGGAAGAAAAAGATCAGATTAAAAAGCGCATGGGCCGTTCACCGAACTTCGCTGACGCTCTTGCGAACACGTTTGCGATTCCTGACCTGCCGGCATCGAATGTATTTCCGGCCGGAATGCTTCAGCAGTACGCAAACAACTATCACAAAAATGAGGACTATAATCCATATGATCCTGACAGAATTTAAAAAAATAGCTTCAAACATTGATGTCAAGCCTTTGATTGATCAGGTTTATAAAAATTGGTTTTTATTCAACGATAATCAGACGCGTCAAAAATATCCCGGCTCTGCTCACGGTGACACTGAGTCAATTTATTTAAGATGGGCGCGCGGACAAACGGTTCAGGCTGCTTTCACCGAAATTCACGCGTACAATTATCCGGCGCTAGAAACAATTTCTGAAGCGAATGGATTGATAGATTTATGTTTTAAGCTTGTCGGTGGAAAAGAACTTGGTCGGGTGATGATCGTAAATTTAAAGCCTAATGGATTTATAACTCCACACGCAGACGAAGGAGCATACGCGGATCACTACGAACGATTTCACCTTTCGCTAGAATCGGAAGATGGTAACATTTTTTTTGTTGGTGAACCTGATCGTGTTGGTGAATTTGTTCATATGCGTCCCGGTGAACTTTGGTGGTTCAATCACAAAAACAAGCATTGGGTGTTCAATAATTCAGAAAAGCCGCGTTTGCACATGATCCTAGACATTGTTTCTCCGGCGAATAGGAGAGAGCGAGAAAGCGCCTGATTGTCAATAGTGAAAAGCATTAAAATAATCGGTCAAGACCACTACAAATAGTATTGACACAGGCATACGCGCACACCTAATATTCGCACCGCAAGATTAAAAAGTTCTCACCTGCGGAGCAGCGATGAAGTTTGCTAGAGAAAGCGCAAAAGATTGTTTTAACGAAGCGATGCCATTGCTTGAAAAGCACTGGAAAGAAATTGCGCATTTCAAAGACATTCCTCTTGATCCCGACTTCGATCAGTATTTAAAAATCGAGCAGTTGGGAATGTTGCGCGTGTTTACTGCGCGCGAAGACAGCGGAACACTTATCGGGTACGCTGTTTTTTTTGTTCGCGCGAACCCACATTACAAGTCTTCAATTCAGGCAAACCAAGATATTTTATTTATTGATCCTGCGCATCGTGGAACAGGCGGAAAATTTATTTTATGGTGTGATAATCAACTCAAAGCTGAAGGCATTGAAGTTGTCATGCACCACATCAAAGCCGCTCATAACTTTGGAAAGCTTTTGGAAAGATTTTCTTACGAGCTTGTAGATTTGATTTACGCAAAAAGATTAAACATTACAAAGAGGGATTAGCATGGGATTAACAGCGGCGGCAATCGCGTTCGCAGGTGTTGCGGTTGCCACTTCAACAGTTGTGTCGTCTAGTCAGAACGCGAAAGCAACAAAGCAAGCTGCTGCGGTTCAGGCCGATCAAGCAACAAAGCAACGGCAGCTTGAAAGTGATTTAGCGAGTCAGAAGGCTAATCAGGAATCAGAAACAGCAAAGATCAAAGCGCGCAACGACGCGAGAGTAAGACAGCGCGCACTCGCGCAAAGCGCATCAGGAACTAATGACACAATTTTGACAGGGCCGTCAGGCGACACTTCAACCGCGCCTGTAGCAAACAAAACAGTTATTGGAGCATAATGCCAACCGCAAAGCAGCTTGAAAAACAAGGTTCGGTGAAATACGAAACGAAGCGCAAAATGTATGAGCTGCTTCGATCTTCGTTGACCAATGAACGGTCTTCATTTCTTTCTCACTGGAAAGATTTGAATGATTATATTTTGCCGCGTCGTGGCCGGTTCCAAGTAACCGATGTAAACCGTGGTGATAGAAGGAACCTAAAGATAATTGATTCAACGGCTACGATGGCGCATCGAACGTTGCGTTCGGGAATGATGGCCGGCATTACCTCTCCGGCGCGCGAATGGAAGAAGCTGACGACGCCTGATCCTGATTTAGCGGAGTTTGGAAGCGTTCGCGAATGGCTCGACATCGTTAACAAGCGCATGTCTTCGATGTTTTTGCGCTCGAATCTTTACAATTCTCTGCCGATCATTTACGGCGACATGGGAACGTTCGGAACGTCAGCGCTTTTAATCGAAGAAGATTTCGGAAACGTTATCAGAACTTATCCTTTCCCGATTGGCTCTTACATGATTTCGAATAACGCGAACTTGCAGGTTGATACCTTCATGCGCGAATTCCGGATGACAGTCCGTCAGCTCGTTGAAAAGTTTGGAACTTATAACACTAAAAGCGGCAGTCCGAATTGGGATGTTTTTAGTCCGCAAGTTAAGGCCGCATACGATGAATCGAATTATGAAGTTTGGATTGACGTTGTTCAGGCGATCACACCGAACCGCGAATGGAATCCGAAAATGACTCATTCTAAGCATAAAAGATATTCGTCTTGTTATTATGAAAAAGGCGCGATGGGAACAGCTTCGTCTTATCTTGACGGAGAGTACGACAGATACCTGCGCGAATCCGGGTACGACTATTTCCCGGTTCTTTGTCCGCGTTGGGAAGTAACCGGCGAAGACGCGTATGCGACTGATTGTCCGGGGATGACAGCGCTCGGTGATACGAAAGCGCTTCAGACAATGCACAAGCGCAAGGCACAGGCAATCGAAACGCACGTTCGTCCGCCGATGACCGGGCCTTCGAGTTTAAAGAATTCGAAGTCTTCGATCCTTCCGGGGGATTTGACTTTAGTTGATGAGAGCCGGACTAATCAGGGATTTAAGCCGGCATTTCAGATTGATCCGCGCATTCAGGAATTGTTACTCGACATCGAGTCGCATCAAAAGCGCATTCAGCGCGCGTATTATGAAGATTTGTTTTTGATGCTTGCGCAGTCGGATCGGCGCGAGATTACGGCGACTGAAATTGAAGTGCGACAAGAAGAAAAACTTTTAGCGCTTGGGCCGGTATTGGAACAAACGAATCAGGATTTACTTGATCCGCTTATTTCGATTGCGTTTCAAATGATGGTTCGTCAAAACATGATACCTGAAGCGCCCGAAGAATTGCAGGGAATGGATTTGAAGGTTGATTACATCAGCGTAATGCACCAAGCTCAGAAGTTGGTCGGAATCGGAAATCTTGAGCGCACAACAAACTATGTTGGTTCACTGGCTCAGATTTTTCCGGAAGTAAAGCACAAGTTTAACGCGATGGAAGCTGTTGATCAGTATGGTGACGCAGCCGGAGTATCGCCAAAAGTTATTCGCACGGATGACGAAGCGAATGCGCGTGCTAACGCAGAGCAGCAAGCTATTCAAAAACAACAGCAGGCCGAACAGCTCGAAAGAATGTCCGGCGCGGCTAACAAACTCGCAGGGGCAGACATGCAGGGCGACAACGCTTTGACTCGGCTTCTTGCAACGGCGAAAGCCGGACAGACAGTTCAACAATAAACAGGAGATAAGACAATGCCATCAGTAGCAAGCACATTCACAGCAGTCGGGAATTCAAGCAATTTGTTCGTAAAAGCCGGACAAGCGCTTCGTCTTTCATTAACAGGAACATGGGTTGGCCAAGTTGATTTGCAGCGTTCAGGTAACGGCGGACAATCGTTCGAAACTGTCGCTAGTTTTACAGCGAGCGCTTCCGGACTTTATCCTGCCGTTCCGCCATTGAATACCGATTACATTTATCGCCTTGCTTGCGTTTTATACACAAGCGGAACGGTAACGTATTCGATCATCAATCAGGTGAAACTGACTAATCGCGCTCGTTTCTCTACTTGCCCGATTGGTTCTGTTGCATACGGTTCTTTTGGAACAAGCACGACTCCGGTTGCAGGAACGCTTTATATCGCTGACGTTGTGATTGAGCGCGATATGGTTGTTCATGGAATTGGCGCTTTAATCGGCGGCACAGGCGGCACTGACAAGTTTATTTATGCGTTGTATGACAGCGCAGGAAATCTTGTCGGAAACACAGCGACAGCCGGTGTAACCGTTGGAACATTGAACACTTGCCAAGAAATTTTGTTGACGAATGAAGTCAGCATCAAGGCCGGTCAATATTTCATCGGAGTTCAGTTGAACGGAACGACAGCGCGTTTGCGCACGATGGCTACGGCGACGTTCATCACGCCTTCGACTGACTCGGTCGCAGGAACATTCGCAACGCTGCCGAACATCACTGTTCCGACAACGTTCACAGCAGACAAAGGCCCGATTGCCTACGTCTATGGTTATTGAGAATAAGAAAAAGAATCTTATAGGGAACGCCGGGTCTGCTAAGCAGATACGGAAAGCGGAAGAAAAGCTAGTCTTTGACCGCGATCAAGAACTAAACGACGTTCGGTGGGTGTTAAGCACACCTGCCGGACGCCGGTTCGTGTGGCGGAAGTTATCGGAAGCAGGCGTGTTTAGCGTTTGTGTTGGGCCGAATAACGACGCAACGAATTTTAATCTTGGGGCTAGGAACGAAGGGTTGAAATTATTAGCGGACGTCAACGAAGCGCGGCCTGAAGCATATGTGATTATGATGCAGGAAGCGCAAAAAATGGAGAGGAACGAAAATGGAAGACAAAGCAGCGGAACCGGAAGTGAAAACGGAACTGGAAACGGAGAAGGTGACGACGACGGAGAAGAATCCGGAAACGAAAGCACCTGAAGAAAAAGTTCCGGAGTCAAAAGAACCGGAAAAAAAAGTTGAAGAAAAGCCGGCTGAAAATGCCGAAGAAAAAAAAGATGAAGGCAAAGAGCCGGAGAAAAAGCCGGACGAAAAGAAGCCGGAAGAAAAAAAGCCGGAATCTAAAGCGCCTGAAAAATATGAATTGAAATTACCGAAGGACACGTTGCTTAAGCCTACGGTTGTCGAGAGGATTGCCGCCGAAGCAAAGGCGCAAGGACTCACAAACGAACAAGCGCAGGCTCTTTTGGAGCGTGAAGATCGGGCGGTTAAGGAGTTCCGTGGAGAACAGCAGGTGTTTCTCGACACTAAAAAAGTCGAGTGGAAGGAAGCTAGTTCCACGGATGAAGAAATCGGGGGTGAGAATTTCGCAAGGAATTCAGAGCTTGCCGCACGCGTTGTTAACCGCTTTGGAACGGACGCGTTAAAACGAGAGATGGATCAAACAGGGTATGGAAATCATCCTGAATTGGTTCGGCTCTTAGTTCGCATAGGACATTCAATGAGCGAAGATCAGTTAGTTCTGCCGGGCGCACAGCCGGGCGGCCCTAAAAAGACTCGCGCACAAAAGTTCTATGGCGATCCACCAAAAAAAACTGATAACTGAAAATCTAAGGAGTCTGAATTATGTCAACTTTAGCGCAAAATGTTGCCACACTTGCGGATTGGGCAAAACGCCTTGATCCGGATGGCAAAACACCCGATATCGTCGAAATGCTTTCACAGACGAACGAAATTTTAACTGACATGTTATGGGCGCAAGGAAACTTGGCCACAGGACATCGTGTTATCGTTCGTACTGGACTGCCTTCCGTCGCATGGCGTTTACTTAACCAAGGCACAGCGCCTTCAAAAAGCACGACTGCGCAGCTCGACGAGCAGTGCGGTATGTTGGAAGCATGGTCAGAAGTTGACGTTGCGCTTGCAAAGCTCAACGGAAATGCTGATAGTTTCCGTCTTTCTGAAGCACAGGCCTTCATCGAAGCGATGAACCAAGAAATGGCGCAAACGCTTTTCTACGGAAATAGCGGAACTGCACCTGAAGAATTTACCGGTCTTTCGATTCGTTATTCTTCCTTGAGTGCATCTGTCGCGAATTCGTCCAACGTCATCACTGCCGGTGGTTCGGGTTCTGACAATTCCTCGGTATGGCTCGTTGCTTGGGGTGAAAATACTGTAAGCGGTATCTTTCCAAAAGGAAGTATGGCCGGCTTAGAGCATTCCAACTACGGTGAAGTAACCGTCGAAACTACGAACGGTATTGGCGGAAGCCGTATGCGTGCGTTTCAGGATCGTTGGGTTTGGAATGCCGGCATCGCGCTGAAAGATTGGCGCTATGTTGTTCGCATCCCGAACATCGACATCAGCAACTTGGTCGCAAAATCTTCAGCAGCCGACTTGATCGAGCTGATGATCAAAGC